ATGTATTTTGTTGTTGTATTGCAGGGTAGTTAAGTGTTTTTATTGTCCCACTATGGGACGAATAACCTTAACTAAGCCGATTTCTCTGCGGCTTTCACCGAGTGTCAGAGATAAAGTAAAGGCAGTCAGTGACTCTACAGGGCTACTTCAGGCACAGGTGTTTGACCTGATACTCCAGGCAGCTTGTAAGGCGCTTGATGAGGGGGCTGAAGAAGATTCACTTCCGCTCCCAATTCACTTCCGGCTGGTAAAAAAGTAAGTAACTCTTTTATCAAGTTCTCAATACCCACCTCTGTGGGTACTTCAGCCGTGATTATAATTTTGCCCGTGCCTCTGTGTTCCAAGCACAGTCCATCCATTTTTGAGGTGGTATGAATTGCAGTCATGTGTAGTTAATCTTATTATGGTTTTATGCATTATTTCTTTGGCAAGAAATTTAAGTCCTACTAAAAGCTCCGCTGGATCGTAGGCATTCCAACATATACACGGGAGGTAATTTCCACACTGCTGTGACCAAGCGCTTTGCTCGCCACGAATGCATTGTTTCCATTCTCCCGCATCACTCTGTGTCCACAGTATTTTCGCAAACGATGAACAGGGCGATCATCCACCACCCCGCAAATTCGTCTTAGAAAAAATGGAAACTCACGGGTAATTCTGTCCTCCTGCACAGGAACGATTAAAGCATCGTCTGATGTTTTATAGGAGACTAGAAGATCCCACCATGAAGGATCACATGGTCTATCCTGGTATTCACCACCGCTTTTGGGGTCATGAATACGGATCAGTTTGTTTCCATCAAAGTCTTCGCGCAGATCATCAAACCTTGCCCGTTGGATTTCACTACTGCGAAGACCCAATCCGTACGCTAATGCGTACATCAAATACATATCCTTATCGGAATCCTTGAGTGCCTCGCACTTCGAGCGGATTGTATCCAACTCTTTACGATTGGCATCAAATGGTGTGACCTGCACACCTTCTAAGGAAAGTGCAATCCAATTACTGAAATAGCTAGTGTCGATTCCCAGCTGCTTGTAACGCTTGATCCACGCCTTGGAAAAGATTGAGCGCGCTTGACGCATCTCATTGCATCCACGATGCGCTACCCAATCATCACAGATCGGAATCCCTGCTCCGGTTTTACTAGCAAAACAGGTTATATTAGCACTTTCTAAATCAGGAATATAGTGCCTTAATATTGCTATCAAACGCAAAATATTGTTATTTTTAGTGCGTGGAGCAGCCTGTCGCTTTGCAACAAGCGTTTGCGTCTTATAAATTTTGAAGAGTTCCGTAACGGGCAAGTATTCACGCACACCTTCAAAGCGTATGAATCCGTTTTCTGACATTGGGGTAACGGATTTATGTAAAGTATCTACGGAATTTTGTAAAGCATACATTAGGTTGTGATTTTCTTATTTTTAAAGTGTACTATTACACTTCACAACCAAAGCTACTTGGTACCGGGCCGGGGACTCGAACCCCGAACCAATTGATTAAGAGTCAACTGCTCCTAATCATGTGAAGCAGAGTCAGTAAAAACGACTGACTGATACCATTGCAAGCTTTTTTTTATTTTGTGCAAAAAAAAGAACCGTCTCGGTTAAAAGACGGTCCTTAAAAGAAAAGAAAAGGTACTATGAAATACCTTAAGATTCTAAGCTACTTGGAGTTATTTATTTTGTCAAGCCCTCCAAGGTATCGCCAATAAATTAAATCTAATGGTGTACCTTGTAGCATAGCACCTTTGTACTCTCCGTCTCCCACAATGCCTGCTATATCAGTTGCTGCTCTATCAAAAACCGCAGTTGGTGGTGCAAGCAAATCAATAAATGCTTTTCCTGGACCTCTCCTCTTTGCGTTGTAAAAAGTGTACCTATTTATACCTATAAGCTTCCATAGATTATTTTCGAGTAACTCATCTCTCTCAATAGGTCTTCCATATATTACATCTTTGATGACATCAGTTCCAGCATTGGCAGCGGCAAATAAAGTTGCAATTTGCACAAGGTCTTTTGTTCCTTTAGCAGCAAGCCGCGCTCCTTTTTCCTGCTTGGATTGATTCCCTTCAGCTCTTCCTGCCATATACAGCTTACTTCCCTCGTTAATATTACTTAGCCCGGCTGTTCGGAATGTATCGATTTGTTTTATTGTAAAAGTTTTTAGCATGTACATGATCCGCATATTTGGATTCCTCATGTACGATGCAGGCACTTCGGTTGCAGTAGCCGGAGCAACATCTAGTAATTTGTGGAATACTAACTCAGTTACTTCTGCGGGTGGCTCCTTGTTGGTTGGTGCGTTTGATCTTACTGCCTTGATAATTTCATCAGTGCGATCACCAAAGTATGGGGCTAACTCTTCTTTTAATTTTTGAGATCCTCCTTTGCTTTGTGCAATCTTATGATACTTTCTCCAAGCAGCATTCATGTATGCATTCTTAGCAAAAAGGTCGAGCTGTTTAAGTCCAGTCTTACGAAACAAGTTATCAAGCAATCCACTAAGCTTGTCACTATTGCCCATGTTCTCAAATTCTCGTTGGCTCAAACCTGTCAACTCAGCAAAGTTAAACATATCTTTGCGGTTCAATAAAGTTCTGAAGTGATTACCAAATCCATTAAAGTGAATACTAAATACTTGATCCGCAAGCTGCGTAATTGCAGAACCAAAATTGGTCATTACTTGTAAGTACCCTAAGTTTTTCAATGCTCTTGTTGTGTAACTTTCAGTACCACCTGAAAATCTGGACTGTATTAGTTCCCTGAGTTTATCGACATCTTCTTGTCCAAACTTTGTGCCTTTAAGAAGATCTTTAGCAACTGCATCAGCAAGTGTGTCATCAACTTTTGCACGCATACCAACATCAGATCCTGCAATATCCTGAAAGCCCTCACCAGATACTACCTCACCCTTTGCAGGCTTTACCACACCAAGAAACTTTTTTCTTTCGACCGCATCAACAGTTCCCCTAATGTAAGACTCTAGTGCATCCTCTGGTGACTCATATGCTTTACGGATTTTGTTAAGTGTCTTTTTATCAAATATACTCCTTGGCTTAAAGTTTGATGGTATAGTCCCGGTTACCGGGTATCCACGAATTACTTTACTTGCAACTTCAGCTAATTCTTCTGGTGTGAGATCCTCCTTACTTATATTATTTTTTGCCGCAAACTCATCAATGGCTTTATCGATATCAGTCGTTGCTTGTCTCATCTCAGGATCTTCATCCAAAAACTTTCTCAGTTCTTTATAATTTTTAACCTTACGAGGGAAGTAGTTTTCGATATATCCAACTTCAAAACCACCTTCTTCGCGGGCATAGGTACGAACTTCCTCTAAAGTTTCCTTCATTTGTTTTAACTTAATCTTGATATCCTGGCTTACCTTTTCAGCAAGCCTAAGATCGTCAATTAAAACAACCATTCCATTAAAGTCACCTTCTAGTAGTAAGTCATCAAACTTCTCACTTAACTCTGGCTTACCTTTTAATGCATTACCCATTGATTTCATAAAAGGCATTGCACCCTGCATCAGAGCAGCGGTTTTCTTTCCACTGCGTAAATCAAGGTTCCGAAATCGTTCAGTAAAAGTAGTTCCTAGTTTTTTGTCTAGGTTTTTTATCTGCCTAGAGATTGGTGTCACCATGTCAGAAGTAATACTTTGCACATCTTCGAACACTTTGCTCCACCATCTTTTCGGTGCAAAATCTCGATTTACTGAATTTTCTACCCTTTGTGATTTTATGACAGTAGGTTCAACGGACTTTGGATTTTGCTTGGCTTGGCTCTTTAGTTGTTTGAACTTTTTAGTTTTAAAGAATTTCTTTAACGACTTACCTTTATATCCTGCGGCGGCTAACAAAAATGCAAGTGGACCGGGAACTCCCGCCATTGCCATTTGCTCGCTATCTTCTTCATTAGCAAACATTGAATACCCAGCAGCACCACTTGCTCCTGTACCCATTGCGATATTAAAATACTTTTCGTAGTTTGGTCCCAGCTTATCCTCTGCCATCTGCTCCGACTTGGTCATAGGGTCAGCTTGCTTCATTGGTTGATCGCCAAGCGGAGCATCTTGTCTGTTGGGTGGCATTTGTCTACTCTGCATTTGTGCCTCCAGGTCACCAACAGTCATGTTATTACGTCTAAGAATGCGTTGCTTCTCGGCATTGAGCTTCTTACGCTGATTACTCGCACCCTTGTTTGGTCCGTGCTTGTGATCCAGCATGGCAATACTACGACTAATCTCGCCTAGTCTTGCATTGTCTCCGATTTTTTGTGAACCTAAATCAACCTCCTTCATTAATGAAGTAAATATCTCAGAGTCTTGTACTACCTGTGCATCAAAAGACTTTTGCAAATCATTCATTTGCTTCACTGCACCTATTTCCCTTGCTTGCTTTTGGCCTTCACTAGTCTGCCTCATCATGCCTGAAACAAGAGCATTACCTTGTGCGGATTGATCATCCGTTACTCGTTGTATATCTGACATTACCCTTGTCGAATCCGGCATGGATGGTTGATCAAGTGAAGGTTCTCCAAGAATACTTTGCTTTTGAGTAGGTGTACTAAATGACTCCAATGCACCGCGACTCATTGATGGTGCAGTAAGTGACGGGCTAGTCAAAGATGGCTCCCCTGTTGCAATCTGCTTAATCATGTCATCAGACTCATCAAGCAGTTTGTTTTCAACCGCTTGTAAAGATTCTTCTGCGGCTTCCCTTGGTGATTTCTTAGCTAAAGCATCAACATCCATAACGTTAAGTAATGGAGTTCCTACTGAAAGATTTTGGACACCACCTGCTTCCTTTATATTTTCAGTATGCTTATCCAAAAGTTCAGGACGAGTCATACCTTCCTCTGCATCATCTACCAAATTCTTGCCTAACCACTTTGCTTCTAATGCACCAAGACCACCTCCAAATGCACCACCAAATAGGACAGTGGTTGCAATTTCTTCTCTTGTTGGTGCGCGGCCTTCGTCTCCGTATGTTCGTGCAAGCATTTCTCCTGTAGCTAAACCTGAACCTTCTGCTGTACGTATTCCCGTTCTTGCAGCACCACTTATGTTTTTTAGCTGCTTTAATCCTGTGACCGAGGGTATTCCACCCAATGCCGTTGCTGCTCCAAGTTCAGCCATCCCAAAGTCTTCCTGCAAACCACGGTTGATTCGATACTTCTGTGATATGTAATTACCAAATGCAGAACCCAAAGCGCCACCACCCACTACACCTTTTGGTCCACCTATTGCTCCAGCAAAACCACCAACTAATGCAGGTACGACCTCAAGGCCGATAATCATTGCTGTTTCGCCAAAGGTAGCAGGCGATTCGCGATATAATTCCTGTGGATCGCTTCCGAAATTATATTCCTTGTTTGGGTCAAGTACAGCAATCTCTTCTTGCTGTCCAAATATGTATTCCCTAGTAGGATCAAGCATTCTAATTCCTTACACCTTGGAGTTGTGAGCGTACATTTATCTGATTTGCTTGTTGTAAAGCTCGCTCCTCTTCTTCCCTTTTCTTTCTCCTAGCTTCATCATATTCCATTTTTTGCCGCAAAGTTATTAAAATAGATTCGCCTGTTTCGGGATCAAAAGCAGGAATTTTCACATCAAACATTCCCTCTGTTTGCTCCTGTATTAATCGATCTTTACTTGCTTGTAATGCTTTAATCCTATCACTTGTTACAGGTGCATAGTTGTCAGGATTCTCATTAAACTCTTTGAAAGTTATTTCTTTTTCTTCACCACCAAATAAACCTGATGTTTTAACTTTTATCCTACTATCATCGATCTTGTTTAGTTGAGTGGCAGTTTCTGAAAACCTTTTTTCTAAGTCAGCGGGTGCATTACCTTGTATGCCCACCGCATCCATTAAGGCTTTACCTGAAAAAATATTTCTTGATCTAATTTGACTACGAAGATTCTCCATCTCTAAAGGAAAAGACTCTTCGCTCTGCTTAGTCCTCTGTATAATAGCGTCAGTACTTGCACCTCTTGCCGCAAGCGTAGAGCTTTGTTGATCACCTGCATAGTCCGCCTCGGTTTGTGCTATCGATGTACGGGCTTCTTGCTCCCCTACTCTTGCACCAAGTGTACCTGCTTCATATTTATTTCTCAGCCTGCGATTTTCATTCATCAATTGCTGTGTCAGTTGCGATAACTGAAACGCAGACTTTTTCATTTCGCGATCCTCTTCTGCTTGTTTGAGGAGATCAACTTCATTGATCGTTGCCATTGCACTGTCTAGTCTTTGTAAACCTTTCAATCCAAGTTCACCGCTAGTGAGCTTTTCCATGTCAGTTGCATTCTTTTTATCAAATTCTTCATCGCCAGACATTGTCAAACGTTGCGCAATGCTTGGATCTAACTTGAGCCGATTTTCAATTTTATCAGTTAATTTGCCCTGCTTCTCCTTATTCAACCCGTACTGCTGTATCATGCCTCCGATCTGACCACCGAGATTAGCAAACATTTGCCCCTGCGTGGCTCCCGCCCTGGCGATGAGATTAGCGGCATTAGCGGTTGAGCCTAGCGCGCTTCCGTAATTACCTGAAAAGAATGGTTTTCTTGCCATGTTATTTGTCTCCTATTTTAGAGTCCATCCACTTGCGGATAATTGATTTCAAGCGAGGCTTATTGCTTATCCAATTGGCAAAGCGTTCCCCATATTCTGCATATAGTTTAAAGAACCAATTAGGTGATTCTGTAAACATCCACTCACGGAATTGTAACCACGATGGATTAGTGGGTCCATAGACCTCGCGTGCTACCCAGCAAAATAGTCCTGCCATCAAACCTCCACCAATTGCACCTAGTCCACCATATAGACCAGAATCCCTGCTCGCGTTTGCGGCTACCTGCGCACCGTACATATTAGCTTGATTAGCATCTTGTTGACTTATGAAACCGAGACCTGATTCTGGATTAATGTACTGTGGACCAGAGTTTAACCCATATCCTGCCTGACCAAACACTCCCTGTCCGGCTTGTAAACTTCCTCCTCCACCTCGGCCCAACAGTGCTTGAAATGGATCTAGTGTATACTGATCTTCAAGGCTTGCTAATGCACCTACTGCATTGATGTAGTTCATTAAGCCCTGCTGACTAAGTTGTTCATTCAAACGCTCTGCATCCATTGTTGCGCCAAGGTCAAACTGATTAGCTTGTTGTCTTTGCCCTTGGTTTATGATGCCTGTCTGTTGTGCTGTCTGTGCATCAAAGGCATTAGCTTGCTGATCAAGCTGTGCTTGTGCTAGGTTTCTTGCCTGCGTAAATTGCCCTTGTTGCCCCTGCTGTGCCATGCGGCGAGTAATATCACCCTGCTGTAATCCTGCCTCCTGTCCAAGCACTGACTGTGCGTAGGAACGATTTTGCATTCTACGGTTATTGTCCTCCTGCACGCGCGCTTCCGCTTCTGCGATTGCACCACTTTGATCAAAAGTTCTGCCCATCATAGTGGATCTCGCACGGGCGGCTTCTGCGATTTGCCTTTGCTCGCGATCTGTGAGTCCAGAATCTAATGCAGTCTTGGCATCACCTAGTAAATTTGCACGAAGCGTATCAGGCGTTCTAGCTAACTCTTGATCAAACTGTGTGTTTGCAGTTAGCTGTGGCGCTTCACCTATTGTTGCTGCCGTCATTGTTACAGGAGTTGTACCAATGTCTCCACCGTAAGTGCTACTACCTGCTGCTGGTAAAGTGATCGCGTCCCCGCCTCCTGTCATTGCAGTTTTTTGTGCATCTAGTAATTCAGTGGCTCCTTCAATGCCTTGCGTTGCACCAGGCTTGTACTCATCCATTACATTTTGGAATCTTCCTGATAAACGCTCAACATCTGCCAGGTCAGCCTCGCGCTGACGGGAAAGATTACCGCGAGCAAGATCCTCTGTAAATGCAGATAGTCCAAGAAATTGACCATCTGCATCAAACCCTGCTTGGCGGTCACCTATTGCTTCCGTAATTGATTCGCCTACTTCGGATGCGAGGCCAGCGGTCACATCTTCCTGCGTAGCTTGACGGGTGGTAAATTCCTGTACATTGCGCTTATCTCCAAGGAGATCAATCATGCCGTCTCCTGCTCGCGTACCAGGTGCGTCTACAACTTGCCCAGCTTTGGATTTGTCAGTTACAATCTCGCCCTTTTCATCCCTTGCGTAAATAGGTTTTGCATTTTTAGGACGAATAGAAATATGTTCAGATATTGCCTGTCCAGGTTGATAGTTAAAACCATCAATACTAGTCATTGGTTTATTTGGATCAGGCGGCTCAAGACTCTCAACTCTAATTTGTTTGACCATTTCATGCTGTCCATTCTTTGCTAGAGAATCATCCATGAAATTTACTGAGTAAGTACCAGGTGTGCCTTTATCAAAGTTATCTGGAATGGGTTTTCCACTAACCCTGTAAAAGTCGAGTCTATCTTGTCTTTTTTGTCCCGTCAGAGGTGGTCTAGGTGCTGTAATCTCTTTAACCTCAACTCTTGGCTTATCTACCGTATGCAACCTCATTCCACCAAGTTCAGCACCTTCATAACCAACCACAAGCCTACCTTCATCATCATAAGTTCCCTTTTCTCCATCAGTAGTAGAACCTAGTAAAGTTCTTTGAAGAACATCTGTATCCATTTGAGCGGATTTTTGACGGACTCTTTCCTCCATAGGAAGAAGTCCTTCTAATCCACCTGGTGCTACTTCTGCAAAATCGCCCTTTCCTGTAAGTAAATCAACTTGAGCCTTTAAAGCTTCTGCCATTCCTTCCCCATAAGTCTTTTGAACTGGCTGTATAATTTGTGGTGATCCTCCTCCTCCTGACATGATTTATTTCCTCCGTAGTATTTTATTTAAGTCGTAAAATTTAATTGGTCTTTTTTTGTTTTCCCTAGCCCAACCAACAAATGGTAATTCAAATGGCATAAGATTTATCCACTCCTTTATACACTCTTCTCCAACTGCCATATGGATAAACCAAGCATTAGGATTAGTTACTCCCCATTGCTCGTTTAAAGAAAACTCACTGTCTTTATCCACAGGTTTTGCTAGGATAAAACTTGTTGGAGTCTTATGAATATAACCGTATGTAAGATAGGTCGATATATCCTCAAACATATCAATCTCACACTCCTCGTATAATCCTCTTACTCTTTCTAATATATTCATTCTGCGGTTAAATATTCGTCTGCATCAGTTGCGCTCACTGCACTGCCCAGGTTTACTCGTAACCATGCTGAACCATTGTCTACTGCTAGGCATGGACTTCCTCCGTCCCCGTTGGTGCAGTAAACCACTTTTCCCGCAGTACCAGCAGAAGGAAGACCCGTAACTGCGAAACTCTTCAGCACTACGGTTGTGTCCGTCACATCTGGAACGGTTACGGTTGGTTCGCCCAACTGATTGAGATTGGCTGCGGAAATATCCACCCCGGTTGCGTATGTAAAACCACGGCTCACTGTGCAAGTAATCGCCATTATGCCACCTCTCTTCTTGCATTTGCTCCTACTCCTATTGCTTCTAAGCTCAAATGTCTGAAGCTCGGTCTACCCGCTGTGACATTTATTTCTATACTCGCCCCATAGCCACGGGTACGACCTGTACCAAATCTAAACAGTGCTTCCTCTGTGCCATCTGCGGTGTGGGTAAGAACGGTAGTGCTTGAGTCCGGGTCAAGGGTATTGACCTTAATATTAAAGGCATCTGCATTGACTGTGTTTGCCCCTACCTGTCCACGTCTCCAACTCTTTACTCCTATGTCTCCAAAGGTAAAGGAGCGTGATACTAGTTTACCTGGTATTGCAGTTGTGCCTGACTCGCTTGTGCTGCCTATCTTGCGTCCGCTATCATCTATAGAGTTTTCCTCCATAAGATACCAACCTGTTTTGTTACATGCGAATAGTCTGCGTCTTGTTGGTACAGATCCGTGCGAGCATACTACCCAATCATCTACATGAAATGCCGCACTGCCTGCCATTGCTGGGTAGGAGTCAACGCTAGTCCAGGTGTTGGTCAGCAGGTTGAATATAAATATTGCATTGGGAACTGTTGAACTGCCTGTGGGTACAGCAAGATAGTATTTATTGTCATACACCACACCACATGATTTATCTGCCGCTGCAAAGTTTACCTCATCAAACTGATCCTGTATGGGGCGGGTCATGGGTACTGTTTCACCACTTATTTTACTAATAGCTACCCCAAGCCCTTTGGCTGGATCTGTGCCGGGAGATAATACTATTACTCCATTGTCAGACAGGAAGAATGTTTGTGGCCCAGACTGTGCAATTGATTTACGTGCCACACATCCATGCTGTCTTGTGATCTCATATGTGTTGGCTGCGGAGGTAGTCGCAATGTTATTGATCATGTGGATGCTGTTACGCATAAACACGATTAACTGATCCTCCTGGTAAGGAAAAAATCCTACTAGTTTATCCGCACTACCTTTATTTATTCTAAATTGTGATTCAGCAGCGTAATAATTATCTGTGTCTAATAAGTCAGACATTAAGATTGTATAATTACTATCTGTTGGTTGTGGGATAATTAAACGATTCCTAAAGAATACACCATAGTCTGTGTTTGGGCATTGTATGCGTCCTGCACCTGGGCTTCCATTTGCTTTGACTACAAAGTCTGTAGGACTGCTGTAATTACCATCCCATTCGAGCGGTGTCTTGTCCTTGCCACGAAACAAAATTAGCTTCTCAAGGGATTGTACAAAGCTTGCATTGTCCGCTTCTGCGACTATCTCACCACCAGGATAATCAATAGCGATACCACTATTATTTGCATCATTCCAAATGATTGCTTTTGTCTTGGTGGCAGCCACCACAAACTCTGTGCCTGTGGCAGGGTCACTGAATAAAGTGCTGGCAAACACACGCTCATCTGTGCCGTTGTAACTTAGTGTGACACTGCCTGCTAAAAAGTCTATTCCTTTGCGGGTTTCTGCAAGATCGCCAGACAGGCGCATATTCTCGCTAGTCTGTACAAACCCACCCTCTAAACTAGTTTGTTCTAAATGTGAATTGATACCACGAAATCCACGATCCCCGTCTTGGAGGATTTGATCATCGAGTCTGCCAGATGTGCGATATCGTGCCATTTCACTTTTTCTTAGTTTCTTGGTAAAGTTTTCTTCCCATGTAAATGATAGTAATAATCCCTGCGATACATCCGAATAGACTATCTAATTGCGAGATACCAAAAGTGGCTAATGTACCACCCATGCCAAATATTGAGGTGCGGTCGATCATTAGAATAGTAAGTCTAGGATTATGATACCAACCACGAGTCCAACAAATACCGTTATCATTTTTCCTTTTTTCGAAAGGTCTAAAAATTTATCTCTTAAAAGTTCAAAGTTTCTCATTAGGAGTGCTTGGTTTAGGAGGAAATGGTGCGCGAGTTTGATGTTTTATTGCTTCCGTCTTCGAGCAATTTTGTGCAGTTCGTTTTGCAATGAAGATTGGAATGGCTAAGTATCCGGCAAGCAAGACTGCGGCTCCGATAAGGATCTTCTTTACAGTGCTTGTGAATTTCTCAAAACCTGTTTGATGGTGTGCTAGTCCAGCCGTGACTAAGCCTTGCACATCACCGTGAGTGATTGAGTCCACTAACTCTTCATTCGCATCAGTAAGCTCGTAGATTTTTCCACCAGCATACCCTACCCCTGCTCCTAAAGCCGCCGTACCAGGACCGCCTATACTGCCCAAAGCCGCACCGCCAACCGTTGAGGCGGGGGTCACTAGGGATCGCATCGAACATCCTGTTAGACAAGTTAACATAAGTATTATAAAGCCTTGGATCATTCAGGGTCAATCGGTGAAGTCCATTCCTCGCCTGCTAGTATCGCAAGAATTTCGGAGTGCGAGTATTGAGTTTTTCCTTCCAAGAATGAAGGCGTGTCACCGTCAAACTTTAGGAATGTTTTCGTGCCAGCGGGATCAATGTTATATCTCACTGTGTCGGCACTCGTTTCATTCACTTGGGAAAAGTCAACGGAAGCTACTTCGTCCGCATCGATGATTACATATTTTCTGCTCATATTATTTTAAGTTGGAACATTATCTGAGTAAGTTGGGCCGTTGGTCAGGATAGCATTTGCGGTTAGTGTGTTAGTTGAGAAGGCGGTGCCGTTTACCAATGTAGCATCGTAGGTTCCACTGTTAGCTGTGTTCACTACGCTAGTTCCTGATCCTTCCTCCATTCTCCACCACGCAACAGGACTTAACGATGATATGTCTGTAGGCGCACCGCTATTATAAATGTCCGAAATATTTGTAGCTGATAATTCAGAATTAAAGATCGCTACTTCGTCAATTAGTTGTTGTGCGTAAGTGGAAGTTGAAGTTCTCGCACCAATGTCTAATGGAAGACTACTCGGTGCATTAAAACTTGAAAAATTTAAACCGCCAGTCAAAGGATTACCCGCATCCTTTTCTACACCATTCACATAAAGCTTGAGGGTTGAAGTACCGTTAGTAGTAACAGCGAGATGAAACCAGGTATCTAAACTAACACCTCCTAAAGTACCATTTACTTTATAAATCTGACTGCCATCTCCTGATGCGTTGTCGTAAAGAATACATCGTAACATGCCACTCGCAATGTCTATAAAAAGACCATTGGCATCCATGTGCATTAATGGATAGGTCGTAACTGACGCTTGTGCATTGAACCACATCGAAAAACTCGTAGCACCTGACAATCCAAGTCCTGTGGCCCTAGCGTAATCGTCAGAGCCATCGTAGCTTAAAGCATAATGATTTTGTATCGCTGAAGAATTTCCTACATTAGACACGATTGTCGGTGTGCTACTGCCGTTGGAAACGCCTGTGTCGCTATCTCCCATTCTGTACCAAGCAACAGGACTTAACGATGATATGTCATCAGGGATGCCACTATTGTAAATCGATGAGATATTTGCAGATTGGTCAGTTTCCCAAAAAGCAACTTCATCAATTAAGCCTGTAAGCACTCCACCAGCCCATTGAGAAGAACTACCTACATTCACAGCGGTTGCACTTGTTGAATTATTTCCTGTGAAAGATGGATTCTGTGTTGCGGTAGTTAAAGTTTTACTGACTCCATCAACGAATAAAGCCATACCACTTGTCGAAGTTCCGCCGTCATAAGTAATCATGATGTGATACCATGTGTTGGCAGAGAAAGAAAAAGTGTGCGTAGCTTCTAGTTTAGTTGCCCAAGTTTGCGTTCTATCATATACCGAGTAACGAAAACCTCCATTTGCATAGTCAAGTTTCCAATCAGTTTCAGACTGATAAGGATTAGCATCATACCCTTTAGTCATAAATAAATCGCCGGTTGCCATAGTATGACTCAATGGATTGAACCAAAAGGATGCGGTAAAAGCACCTGATAAGGTCAGGCCAAGAAGTCGAGCGTAATCGTCAGAGCCGTCTAGGCTGATTGAATAATCGTTCGCAAAACCACCACCACCTGGTACTGCCGCAATGGCGGATGCTCCGAAACTAGGTAATATAAAAGTCATCTGACTTAGGAAGCTGTATCGCCCGCTAATACGAACACATCTGCCACGCAACTGACTAAGCCTGTTACTGCGTATTGTGCCGCTGTCTTCGTATGAGACTGACGGTTATAAAGCGTTGAGCCTGATGCTGTGAAGGTAATTTGCCCCGCCCCGTATTGGATGACTGAGCAGTTAAAGCCTAGCCCTAATCCGCTTGGTAAAGTAAGTGTAATCGCAGATCCGTTGGTGAACTTAATCACCTTCCCGTTGTCCCCTGCCACTAGCGTGTAGGCTGTACCTGTCTGCTCATTAATACTCGCGTCAAAGTCTTCGAGTTTATTGCCTCCCAAGTCTACCGTTCCGCTCGCAACTGCGATCACATTTGTGTCGGCTGTGCCTACTGTCTTGGTAGCCGCATCTCCGAGTCCGAGGTTTGTGCGGGATGTTCCCGCATTTGCCACATCGGATAAATTGTTGCTTGCGACTAGGTCACCCTGTGGGGCGAGAGTCATTAAATTTGTAACGGTTACCTTTTTGGTGGTTGCAGTTCCTGCAACGTCATCCACGATTGCCAAAAGATCAGCTCCGGCGGGCGATGGTAAATTACTAAGGTCTGTTATTTTTTTATTGGCCATTTTATTATTCTGTTAAGATTGCTTCATTTAATTCTGTTCGTAAGACTTCATCAGTCTCAGTGGTTAGGAAAGGTGGTAGTTCAAACTCGATGAAGTCTCCATTCTCAGTAATGATGAATCGCCCATTCTCTGTGCGCAGGACTCCGTCAGGACTAGGGACTCCACCTGATGTGAAGGGTCGAGGTGTTCCTACGTTGAGATCGAGCGATAGCACTTTAAATGTTGTACGCTATTACTGCACCACTCGCTAAAGTGACCGCAGATATGTTTCCGTAAATTGCTGTGTTTGCAGACAAAGTGGTGTTATCCTGGGATGCTGTGATATCACTCAGGTTATCCACATTGCTTGTGATGCTGTCGATAACAGTGTCCTCAGTTGCCACGATAG